AGGTCTTCTTTGTACTCAGCAATCTGATTATCAGATAGATTATTCATCTTCTTTCTATTCTTGCGTGAGTAACCACTAGATTGATTTGTATAGATAATCGCCATTAATTTACACTCTTGTTTTCAGGTGTTTCTGCGTCTGACATTGCTTTGACTTCGGCAAATGTTTTACCAAAACCTACTTTGTAAAATGCGTCAACTGGATTTACTTGTAGATAAGCAGACAACAAATTAGAAAAATTAATATCAACACCCTCATAGTATTGAGGTTTATTGTTTCTTAACTCAATGTGGTCTCTACAGAATTGAATACGATTGTCATACTTCTCGTATTTACCTTTCGTGTCTTTAGATTTTGCAACATCAAACTCTGCAAAAAGAGTTTCTTTTGAATAAAATGCCATAATATAATCCTTTCTCAATTAATTATTCACTACTATACCACAACCGTCTGGAAATGGCAAGCTTTAAAAAAAGCGTGTTTTTGTTGACTTTTCTCGCCAGAAAAGCTGCCAGGATGCGCCAGGAGAGGCGAATCGAAGCCTTCGTGTACTACCGTACCCCCTCTGGAAGTGGTTCCTTACTACTTTCTTCTTCAGCCCACTTCTCAAAGTCTTCAACTTTCTTCTCGTTATGTGCTATACTTACATCACATTGTTTAACTGCTTGGTCATAATTACCACCAACAATCATACTGCGAATCTTTTTTACATCATCAATGTGGTTCAATACATCAATCATTATTTTACTCCTTGGTCCTCTGAGTTCATTAATAGTACAATATAGTGTACTGCTTTCAGTAGGTCTTTTCTATTCCTACCATCTTTTTTACCAAACCTACACAAATATTTAATTGCATTTGCCTGGCAGAAATCTTTATCAATACCTATATCTCTCAATAGGTCTTGCACCTGTGTGCCTTTACTCACTTGAGCATAATGTTGTCCGTAGGTGCCTTTAATATAGTCACCAATCTCTTTTAATATTTTATCTTCATTATATTTCATAATTAACTATCTATCCAATCTGTTGCTGATTCTTCTTGTTCCGATTTTTCTAATACTTTTTCTATCTGTACGAAATAACACCAGTTAGAACCAAATGTAACTGCACCAGTATAATTTAGTGAAGTATCATATGTCTTAGCATTTAGACTTGTTGGTAACTCGGCAGCTATATCTGTAGGTTCGGTTGCAATACCGATATTAGTTATAACTCCTTCTCTACCTTTCATGTCTTGTATTTTATCGCCTATATTAATTATCATAATGTATCCTTTTTAGTTAGTGTTTTGTTTGAAATAAATGTTCCTTGTCATAACCAAGACCAAGTGTATAACAAATATACCCTTTATCATGTTCTTTGTCAAGCCCCTCGGCCTGTAAAATCCATTTTATTGCGTCTTCTCTATTTTCTGCACCTAGAGATAGTGCTTCATCAATTCTACTTTCAAAGGCCTTTAGATTATCTTCTTCTTGCCTTTTTTCAATTTCTGCCTCACGCTTTGCTACATCACAAACGTGGTCTAATTCTTTTTCTAGGTCTTTAGTTGACATTTTACTAAAGTTGTAATGTCTACCTTTTACACCAAATGCCTCTTTGTGCATTTCATACACACTTGTTTCAAGATTACTTCTTTCATAATCTTCAACAGTAAAAATACCTTGGTCGTTCCAGAATTTAATATCTTCTACAACCATGCCAGCCCATGAACCAGGATTTGCAGCCATCCAGGCTTTAGACTTAGCGTTAATATTTTTGATGTGTTCTAATAGTGTCATTGTTACGCCATCTCCAATTCCATGTCGATTACTTCATCAACATTGTATTCATCAATATCTAACAAGTCAAGTGCTTCGACATTCATAATTTTTGCCTTAGCAGCTTCTTTGCTGATAGATTGGTTTTTAAGTTCAAGTAAGATTGCGTCAACAGCTTTCTCAGCTTGGTCCCAATAGTAGTTTTTAGTTTTAGACATAGTGTTTTTCTCCTTTGTTAGTGTTTAAGTTATTCATTAGTAAATCAATAAGGTTATTATACAGATATTTTTTGCATTTGGCAACCTTTTTTTCAAATCTTTTTTTAAGTATTTCATTCTTTTTTACTGTGTAATTCTTTATCATATACACATATCCTACACTAGTTCCACAGTAAAAGCAAGCACTTTTTTCACTTTTTGGCGCTTTTTTTGAATTATTTTTTGAGACCAGGTCTAGGTTTTAGGTGGTGCGACAACCTGCACAGCTAAGAAAGTGTTATTTCCAAGCGTTTTTGACCCATTCCTGCTCGGATTCATGTGGATTAGGCTGTCCGTGAAACACGGTTACCAACGATTCGCCATTATGTTCATAGGTCATGTCTTGTCTGGAGTATCTATTACCTTTTCTATCATACCACTTATATGATTGTGTCCACGAATCGGGAAACGAATCACATCCAGGAGTACCCTTAATAAAGTCTGATATGAGGTTTTGGTCACCTGCAAACTTTCGTAGGTATTCTGGTCTATTGGACTTAAATTTGTGCCAAATCCGTCCGTGAAGGTCTTGTTGTTTGAACCTCATAATACTGGAGTTCCAAATTTTAGTTACGGGGTTAAAGTCATTCATACCACAAAAATCAAGTTGTGCTTCATGCTTATAAAAACAATCTATGTTGTCTGTAATAACTACATCTAAATCCATGTATAGAGTAACACCTGGTAAATATGTGTCTGGATGAAATAGTTGTAATTTATTCCACCAACCCTCTAAATCATATTCTGGAAACTTTCTAACTTCAATATCTCCCTCAACCATCTTATGCATTTTAACATGGTCGGTAAATACTATGAAATTTATAGGAAGAGTGGTGTTTCTTTTCACCATGTTGTAGAGATTTTGAACATACTCTACAGAATACTTATCACCATAACAAATACAAACAAAATTATACATTACATTCCCAACCAATTGAATACTGCCCTTAAACTTAAAAACATATACATCAACTCCATAATCATTCTTGGCCAATCTTTATCTTTGTAACCAAACCATACCCACATGATACAGGCAGCCACACTTAAAGACCAACCTACCCATTGAGTAGATATATTCGCACTAGATAAGATAGCAACACTAGTTACTGCTAGTATTAAACCTAACCATCTAAATTTGTTCTTGAAGAACCTTGAAGGCGATACCATCTTCAATCTCCTGTATTGTAAACTGATTATCTGCAACCATCTTAATCCAGTCATTAATCGTCTTATGACCTGGTCGCATAGGTTTATTTATTTTGGAAATATCTCTACTTGTAATAAAACTTGCAACATGTCTTTGATGTGTAATAGCAGGAACCATGTTCATAATACTATCTACACCAGCAAGTGACATATTTGTAACAAGACAATGACAATCTTTTAAATCATCTTTAATATCAGTATTCCAATATTGATTACCTGGTCGTGGTTTATTTCTTAATCTTACTTCTCTATCTGTATGTTTTTTTATTTCATTTGTAACTTGTTCAATCCAATCTTCTTGTGATATACCATTGATATGATATGTTACAGTCGGAGATGAAGGACATAATAATATATGATTGGTTTCACCTGTCAACCAACCTTTGAATTGAACATCAATACCTTGTTGTTCTAATTTAGTTACTCTTGTACCATCACCAATCTTGCCTCTGATTGTGTGTATATTACCTTTACATATTCTAAAGTATGTGGTGTCATAGTTGTTGATGATAGGTGTTGGATATCTGGTAATCTGTTCAGTAAGATAACCTACATCTACATACCACCATTCATCACCTCTTTCTTCACATTCTTTTATCTGTCTAATATTTTGACCTGCTAAACCCCAAAAGAAGTGTATATCTTTACCGTCATCTTTCCAGCCTTTCTTTATGGCAGGCATAAGTTGATGTGATAAACATTTATCCCATGGTAAAGTATGTGTATGTATCATCTGCTTGAAACTAAACTATCATTAGCTTTAATTATACTTTTTAATAAGTCACTATCTAAAAAATTTGCAAATGCTTCCATGTCTTTAGGAAAACAGTTGCCGTCATAACCTAATTGTTTCACTCTCATATGACTAGGACCTATATTCTCAAAGTCAGCCAATGTGTTTATAATCATATGATAATTATATGTCTTATCTAATTTACTATACAGTTCGTGAAAGAAAGTAACCTTTGTTGCTAACCAACAATTGTAAACATATTTAATTACACTCGCACTTTTCTTATCCATAATTAGATTGATTTTATTATGACAATCAAATATGTTAATCCACCAATCTGCTTCACTTCTCAAACCACCCCATATTACATGTTGATTGTTTTTAAAATCTTTTTCAGCATGTGCCTCTCTTAAAAATTCAGGAGAATAGACTACATTCTCCTCATAAACTGTCAACATATTAGGTAATATGGTAGATTTGATTAAAGTTGGCACTTCTCTCAATGCAATTACTGTTCTATCTATTTCTAATAAATCTTGTTCACCATTTACAGTTGGTGTTGGTAAACAAATAACAGCACCATCTATCTTATCTACAAAATCCTCTAATTTATTACTGTTGTATTTCGGGTCAATTCGTACTACATCATTACCGGCATTTTCTAATGCTTTAGCAATAGTACCACCTACAAACCCACAACCTATTACTGCTATCTTATTCATTTTAAATCTATCCTTATTGTTTCGTAATACAATCTAAACCATTCATCAGCATAATCACTTCTAGCATACTCTTCAAAATAAGGTCCACCTAATGTCCAATGAACATTTTTAGCCTTGTGATTATAGTCATATTCTCCTACTAACCAGTTCCACTCTAAAGGTATATCGCCTATTGCGTCCTCATTAGCACACCATTTAAATTGATGTAAGTCTAAACCACTTGCATTGTTAACATAGTCTAATGTTAGTTTGTGACATAAAGAATTATTAAACATCATTAAACTAGACCAATTCTTTTTAGGAAACGGTTCATTTTTAGCACCTCTAAACTTTACACTTTGTTTTGGTACATAATTATGTTTACAACATTTTACAGTATAAATGTAGTTTCTCATCTTCCACAATTCTGCAATATCACCTCTAAACATCATATCACAATCCATAAAAATAGAGTAACCTGTATAACTTCTCAAATATGGCACCATAAATCTACTAAATGCAAAATCTGTAGATTGGTTCTCCTGTTTTTCTCTTGTAAAATCTGGTATGTTACTCAAACATAATGGTGTAATTGAAACTGGTTCACTAGAGTTTCTTCTTATACTCTCAGCCAGTATGTGGTAGGCAATCTTTTCGCCTTCGTCATAACCTATAAAAACATCTATCATACTCTTGCCTCCGGACTTTTACCTTTTAATTTTCTGTTACCTTTTGTGTGGTCATAAACAGGTCCTAATATAGACCTTGCTTGAACATGGCCTGGTTTACCATCGCCAATGTTAAAATTTCTTGTGCCTCGTTTTTCAAATTCTTTTCTTACATAATCCCATATATAACTATCATGTTGTTCTTTTAAGTTATATATGCTATCTGTATCATATAATGATTTCATTCTATGTGCATATGATAGAACAGCAGGATGTTTTAGATTGAAGTATAAGAAACCACATTCACTATAGTGGTTACCTCTACCAAGATATGTCATCATACAATCATCTTTATGAATATGTTTTTTAATCCATTCTTCATCAATCGGTTTATGAAACACACTATCAGCGTCAATACAAATTAGACCATCAACATCTTCATTAATAATGGCATGACAATATGCATATACTTTATAACTGAAACGGACACCATCTGTAAGAAACTCTTTACCTTTTACTTTGTAATCTGAATATGGTTGTCTATGTTTGTTTCGTTCTACAAACTCTTTCAACTCTGGTAGAATTTTCATCATACATTCATCTTCATTATAAATTTTCAAAGGAAATGGCCAGTTATAGGTTTCTTTGAACCTATGAGCATACTCCTTGTATAGTTTATTATTGTAAGTTGTTATTACTTTGATTTTAAGTGGTGCCATGGTTTACCTTGTTTAATTTCATCAACTGACCATTGAGCATAAGCTAGGTCATATAATAGTTGTTCTCTTTCACCAAGTTTAGGATTTTCAATCTCTGATAATTGATGACTAGATATTGGCCATACAAAATTACATTCATTACATGGTATTACAGGTACACCAGCCAATATAGAATCAATAGTAGAACCACTTGTATATGATACGGTGCAATGTGCATTTTTTAAATCATCATTGATTGTACCCTCGTTACTATAAGATACATTCCACCAGTTGTACTTCTCTATCAAATTTTTCATTTGGTCTTTGTTTTCAGGATGGTCTCTAAAAAGTATAGTTCTATCTGTGTATCGTCTTAAATGTTGAATAGTATTTTTTACCCACAATTCAAAGTCAATACCAAATAATGAGGCGTCATACATATTCTGACCAACAATTAATATATGGTCGCCTTTTTTTCTCCATGGTTTGATTTTTAAACCAAGTTGTTCAAATCTATCTGACGGACTATTTTCATTTTTAAAATCAGCAAGGCCTCTCATAAAATGATTTAAACCAACTCTATGATATTCATGTTGGTCTGTTATAGTTCTACCTAGTAATGGCGTTTCAATTACTACTAATGGTTTATCTCTGTGGTTTTCTACAATATTATTCTTTGTAAAATGATGTTGTAACATTAATTTCCACTTCTTTTTAGGAGATTTCTTCCACGACCCGAATATAACAGCAACATCACATTCCTCATATCCTTCGGACTTTATGCAATTGCCACCAATAGAGTGTGCAAAGTCAAGTAATATTTGCCTTTGGTCATGTAACGGTGTGGATTTTAAAAAGAAGTTAATTAACACTACTTACCTCGTAATACAATCGCTTCAGATAAACATTTGTTTCTAGGTCTATTTAAAAATACTTCGTATTTGTAATTAAGGTCTTTTAACATTTGTTCATATTGTTGTAAACTAGTTTCATTGTCAATTAGTTTTACTTCAAACTCAATTAGAAATGCCTTGAATGGTACATCATAAGTTAAAATCTCTGTACAGAAATCATACCATACACCCTCAATATCAGCTTTGAT